TACCTGCCTGTGAAGTATGTTGTAATACTGTTGCCCATGGTAAGTTTTCTGTAGGTAGATCGGCAACTGTGCCACCCCTTACGTTAGTATAATATCCAAGCACACGAACTTTACACCGACCAAGTTCCATCGGATCTTCGTTGTCTTCGACTTCACCAACCCACCAGAAAAATCCGTCTTTACCGACAAAGTTTACTGTAGGTTCATTTAGGATACCTTCAACTGTTTGCATCTATCTGCAGATTTTTGATTATTTAGTAGAAAACCCTAAGAGTCAAAAAAATGGCGGGATTTTTTTACCCCGATTTTTGAAACTAAAAGGTGTTTTTGGTTTTAACAAACTTATATGTTTCCTTACTACCCCAGATCATACGTCCATCGACATAACCTTGGTCACAACTATGTAGTTTGTCTCCGAAGAGTGACATCTTTGATTTGATCTCAACTCCTTTGACGACACAGTTGCCCACAACAGAACCGTGCCATGCGTTACCATCGAAGGTAAACATCATACCACACTCTTCAGATTTAGTCCAGTCTATATCGTAGTTCTCAATTAATATTTGGGTGTCAGATATTACAACTTTCTTATGAAATCTTTTTCGATATGGGTTAGAGGGTCCGTCTTTTCTATAGTAATTTTGAGACTGCAAACCCCCTTCTATCTCTTGCCAGTGCATAAAGATTGATGCGTAGGCATGGGGATTTGCTTGTGCTTGTGCTATGTTATTCCAAAGTCCTAAGAGATAAGACTCAATCGTCATAGACTAGACATTCTGGTTCTGAAGGGAACTGATCACAGTAAAGTTCTAGGTAAGTAGGATCGTGATGATCTCCTGCTTCAATTTCCTTTTTGTGATGTTCTGCGTAATCTTCTAAGTCGTGCAACTCGCCTTCAATGTGTCTACGAGTCTGAGGACTGATTTGAGGATTGTCTAAGATTGTTCTATCTTTTTGGATGTGGTCTTCTAGTGTTTTCATGTTAGTACCTGAGTGATACAGAACTATTTAGGGGATTACACCATCTTTCATTAGTAGCATCTCTGACGAGAAGTTGTCGGGAGTACCTTTATGGGCGATTGTAACGATCATATAACGACCGCTAAATCGTTTATCCATCTTGGTTTTCTCTCCAGATTTTTCGGTAGATGGTAACGTAATGTGAATTCCGTAACCCCCATATAGATCCAAGTTTCCTGGGACGACTACTTGCACTCTCGTGTTTTTCATCGTTTCCATTCGCATCCATTGATATGCTTGCAACTCTACGAGTGCTTCATAGTTTTTCTGCGAACTGAGTGCCGAACCAGCAGATGTTTTCTTATCGAAAATTTGGTTCGGAAGTATACTATAACGCACCCTTTTAGGGTTGTCAACGAGATTTTTAAAGTCGTCATCAAGTCGTGACATAGGGTTTACTGCATTTTTACCACCCAAGTGTGACATATTCTTCCATGCATCAGAAACTTTATACCTGTACATGTCTGCTGATAGATCTGAACTCTCTCCACCCCACCTAGATTGATTGACTGTGACAGGATCAAATCCAACGCTGTAACCTGACCAAGCACCGTGTCTCAGACCCATCAAAAAGTTCTTTTCTTCTGGAAAACTAACACTATCAATCTTAAATTGATCTCCTTCACCAGTATCAATTTTCTTAGCAGAATAGACATACTTATACAGTCTTGCTATACCTGTAGATGGATTAGTTTTAGTTTCTACATCCTGTTTGTTAATATCCTCAATCATACCATCGATAGATTTAAAATGGTATCCCATTGCATTCTCAAAGAAAGTAAACCCGTTCTGGAATCCACCACCCGTCTTTTTCTTTCTGATTGATCTCTGTGCAATCCAATAGATCGCATCCATGGGTCTCCAGTTTGGTGCGATAAATTTATGTTTGTTTAGACTCTCCTCAGCAAATAATTTTTTACCACTTCCAAGATACTTGGTGTTCCTAACTACATCTTTAACAATAGCAGATGATTCAGTTTCTTTAAATATTTTTTCTGAGTTACCAAAAATATTTGATACTTCGTTCTTAATGTACTCATCAGAACATGCTTGAATGATAAAAACATCCGTAGTTTGTCCAGTTCTTGATCTGTTACTAATATTGTATGCTCTTAGATAATATGTCCTAGTAGCAATAGTTCCTCTGACTTGAAACTTAATGAGTTCAGATCCGCTGAAAATGTTAGAGATACCTGCAGAGTCTTCAAAGATAAACGTACCTTCGATAGTTCCTGACTCAATACTCTCATAGAGTTCCCAACCTCTCAGGAAACCTACTAAGTTTTCTCCTCCATCTTTTGCTTTGAGTTGTTGTCCATCTCTAAAAAGAAAAACAGATACGCTACAATCACCTGCAACTGACCTTGTTATGCTCATCTAAGAATACCTCGCATAAAATTCTTGTTAGAGTTCAACGCATATGCTGTAGTTTTCATCACACCATTGATGTTTACACTACCAACCCCAGGAAGACCACCACTCACCATGGGTTTACTTCCTCCACCTTGACTTGCACTTTTTAAACCTGAGTTTGCTTGCTGAATAGCATTAGCACTCTGTTGGTTAGACTCATTTACTCGTGTTTGTGCAGTCATCACAGCATTTGCTACGCCTGTTTTAAAATTCTCTCGTGCATTATCTCTTTCTTGAGTTGCATTAAGTAATGCTTCTCTTTGTTTTTTAGCAGCAGAGAACTGACTAGGAATACCATCCATACCAGAGAAGGTTGTATCCTCTGTTCTACTCATATCACCCTGTGATTGAATGCTAGCTTGAGAAGGTTTGTTCTGACCAGGAGTTGTTAAACTGGAAGCAGTGAATGCAGTAGGATTTCTCATCTGCATTCCACCTGTAGTTCCTGCTTTAAACATACTTGGGTAGATCAAAGATGGATTTAGAGCTCCACCCTTACCGTTTTTGTATACCTCAAAGTGTAAGTGACTGTTGATTCCATCATCATAAAGTCTACCGATCTGATCACCTGCATTGACTTCCTGCCCAGGTTTTACACTAGGTTCCATATGCAAGTATCGTTGGTCATAACCATCTTTACCTCGAATCATCGCACCTGAATGGTATGTCTGCCCTGCCTTATATTCTTCGCTTAACACTGATCCTGCAATAGCAGCAACAACAGGAATCTTTGGATCTGGTCCCCAAGGAGATGCTTCAGTTAAGTCTACACCGAGGTGTGACCGTGATCCTCCATCTCTCGGTGCACCAAATATTTGCCTTGCTGTTGCTTCAAATCTACCTTTAGGAAGTGGGAATACTTTCTCTCCCATATCACCAGTAGCAACTGAAACTCCCCTTGCTCCATCATTTGCTGCTGACTCCGCCTTCCTTGCAGGTGGTGGTGCTACTTGTGGCATTGGTGCTGCTTGTGCAGGACCTCCTAAGAATACATTACTAAGAAATCCAGTAAGACCTTGGAGAGCATTAGATAACCCTCCCATTATTCCACTATCATTACCTGGAGCATTTGGTTGTTGATCTGGATCTGCCTGTTGATTTTGAATGAACTTTAGATAATGCGTTGGGATAGATGACGGAGGAGGATCATTCTTTCCTCGTTGTTCTGAATAATGATAGAAGTTTCCTCTTCTAGAGAACTTGACGTCATCGGAACCCATGTGTTTGTACATGGCAGTTCCTTTAAAACTATCTCTACCTTTAAGTTCTCTTAGTGCTGCAATGATTGCTGTCTGTCCTACCTGAGAAGAAAGTTTCTCTTGTAACTTCTCTTCGTGGCGCATACTACCATCATAGTATGCTGCAAACTGAACGGGATTGTTCTGACTAAGAACGCCCATGATGTTGTTAGGGTACCTAGGATCTGCAACTCTGTTTAAGATTGCTGCTGCAGTTCCATACTCATCAGCAGTATTGCGTTGTGCTTCACCACTCACACCATATGCAAGTGCTCTGAACTGATCTGCGGTTAGATTAAGAGATTCTTTTACTTCACCACCCTGAGAATAACCCATTCTTGCTGCTTCTGCTTGTCTCATAGCAGTCAGCCCAGGATTCTTACGGGTTGCAGGAGTATCATACGGGGTAACAAATGCACCACCACTTGACTTCTGTGACACATACTCTGTGCCATGACCAATGAATGATGTGCTTTTACCACCATCAAGTGATACAGGATAACCAGACTGGGGTCCAGTTATCCATCCACCCTGTGCCATCTGTGGCAATGCTATAGCAGCAGCGGTAACTAAACCACCTGCTGCCTTCCCACCTTTTCTTCTACCTGGAATACGCAATGGATTTCCTCTTTTCGTTACGAATTTAACTAATGCTTTGACTGCTGCTGTAATACCTTTAGCAACTTTGACAGGATTTAGTAACCATTTTAGACCCTTTAAACCGATGAAGATGGATCCAACGCCTAAAAGTGCTTGACCAAACCCAACAAGTCGATCCATCCAAGACGAATCGTCGCTAAGTAACTTATATAGTCCATCAATTGTATTGGTAACTCCAAAACTTGCCCAGTTCCATATGAACTTACCAAACTTTGCCAATACTTCTAAAGCACCTGCAACCTTCTCTTGATTTTCTTCTTTACTTAACCATGTCAAAACAGGAAGAACTACAAATGCTTTGAATAGGTTACCGAGTAGTCCTAATAGACCTGATAAGAATCCACCACCAGTTTTTAGAAATCCTTTTGCAAGTGATCCTAGTATACCACCACCTTTCTTACTTTTCCCATACTTGGGATCCATCTTGGGTTTATTTTTATTTGCAGTTTCAAGACGATCTAATTCTATTTGCTTAAGGTCACCAACAATTTTGTTAATACCATTGAGAGTGGTACCTAAGTTATTAACTGCTTTAGTAGTTGCATTCAGACCTCTTGCAGTCTCATACCCAGTAGGATCTTTCTTCTTTTGTCTTGCATCAGGTTCTTTAACGGTTACTAATTTGTAAACGTTAATCTTGCTTCCTTTTTGTACTGCTGCTTTTGCCATTATAATCGTCTAGAAGTTACTGAAGAGATTGATGCAGTGTTACCATCGCCACTATTTATTGGTACTAGCATAGGCATAGGTGCTAATTGTTGAATTACCATTGGTACCACGATTGCTTCTGCCATTTCTTTAGCAATTGATATTTCCTCTGATAGTTTAGAGGAAGCAATACGTTTTACTGCAGTAAGAGAACCTTTCACTGCACTAATAGAACCTACTAAACCACCTGCTGCTTTACTATATTTCGCTAACTTCTCTGCCATACTCATGTTTGCAAATGCTTCATACTCTTCCATAGGAACTTCGCGATCATTAATATATCCTTTGCCAGTTTCCATATCAAAACGACCTGAAACTTTACCTTTTGTAGAGATAGAGATTGGATCTTCAACATCAATTGGTTCTTTTGTTTGTTCGGTCATTGAACCTTGACCTGCATAGTTACTCTGATCCTTATACATTTCTCCTGCACCTTCAAGATCACCTGTCGCTGCCTTCATAATGGCACCAAACCCAGGCAATACTTTAGAGACTGCTTGATCAATAAACTTCTTAATTCCACCTAGACCCATTGCGCTAACTGCCTTTTCTTCGTTCTCTTGTATCTCAGGAATGAAGTCACGAAGGAACATGTAACCGTCACCTGCATATGATGCTATGATCGCGGCTAGACCTGGTGCTGCACCTACACCTGTTACTGTTGCTAGTTCTCCTGTAAACTGGATTGCACCCGAACCGCCTTCAATCAAAGCACCAATAGTATCACCCTGTGACAGACGTTGATAAGCAAATAAGAAGTTTGCGATACTACCAATCAAGGGTAAGAAACTCGATGCTCGTGCTCCTAACTTAGAACCTGCCTTAGAAATGTCACCGAAACCATTGATACCCATCTTCTTCAAGACCCCAGGTGCCTTTTCCATTCCAGGAATGGATAACAAATTCTTTTTAAAGTTACTGATTATAGGTTTGACTACATCAGAAATACCATCAAAGAATGGTTTGAACTTGTTATAAAGTCTGCCAAGAACCTGCTCTTGTGCAAACTTACCAAGATTATCAAATCCCTTACCAATAGTCTCCGTGAGTGAGTTGATCCCTGCTTTGGCGTTGTCCATCGCCTGAGCACCCCACGCTGCCACCTGTTTATACTTCTTTACTGTTTTATCTGGAAGACTCTTTAACGCTCCAATGATATCAACTTTAGGAAACCTGGCAGCAAGATTCTGAAGTGCAGTTGATCCAAGTTCTAATAGTTTTTTTCCTTCAGTTGTAGCAAAATTTAATCCTCTTTGTCCTTGTGTTACTGCGAAGTTTTTACCCTTCGACATCATCCTACTAAAGAACCCAGGTTGTTTTGCTACTTTTGCAGCATCCGCTGCTACATCGAGTCCTTCTGTAAATGCTTTTACTGCCTTATTTGCCTGTTTAATATCACCAGTCTCTCGCAGTGTTTTTGCAAAGAGTTCTGCTGCATCATCAGCACCATCAGCAATGAGCATTGCATATCTTTTTCCTGCCTTCTGACCGAACTGCTCTCCTAACTCTTTGACTGTTTTCTGCGTCCGCATTGCACGCTTAACATCCTTAGCAGTGTCTACAGTATCAGCAACATCTTCTGCAGTGTTGAAAAGATCCCTAACCATCCCAACACCTTCAAGCAATAATGTCATGCCAGTGATGGCACCGATTATCTTACCAAGTCCAATGAGTCTCTCTGAAAGAGTAGATTCCTTCCCAACAACTTGCCCAACAGTGTCCATGACACTGCCAACAATCATCGACCCAAACTGATAGAGTTTCTTGAAGACAAACGATGCCTTCTCAATAAAAACTTTTACCTCTTCACTTTTCTTTGGGTCTGATAGGTAGAGAAGAATGTTAGCGAAGATTGCCTTAGCAGCAATTTTCATTATCAGACCACCAATGGGACTTAAGAATCCCTCTAAGAATCCAAAGAAACCATTCTTTGCCTTAAGTGCTTTACTTACAAGACCACCTTTAGGTTTCTTTTTAATTTCCTTTTTAAACTCTCCATCAACCTTTCCCTTTTCAATACTCTTACCTTCTTGCAACTCTTCTGCTTGATTATCCCTTTCTCTTTGTAGTTTTCTACGTTGCTGTTTCTCTATCTCAGTTTCAGTTCTTTTAAATGCTGTATTGATTTTTGCAATGTCACTTAATGTAGTCGCTAAACTACTTGTACTAGCACCAACACGATTAACAGCAAGCAGTTGTTTTCTCGCAGCAATTCCTCCAGAGGATCTTACAGATCTTCCACCTGGATTTACAAACTTGTATGCTACGATTTTTGCCACTGCTATGGTTTCTCCTTCATTCTACGTTCCTCTGCTTTGAGGTGGTTGATAAGCATGTCGCAATAGATTTCCTTTTCCCATGGCATAAGGTTGTCTATATGTTCGATGTTCCACTTGTGGTGGTGCATCAGTGCAAAGTTACCCTCATAGTATGATTGTAGATTAGTATGAAGTAGGGCTAACCGAAAAAACTTGCTAGTCCTTCCAGTACTACGTCACTTTCTACTCCAGTGTTAGGATTAGTAACCTTCACAGTGTGAGTTAATTTGGGCATGGTGTCAAAGAAATCTTGAATCTTTGCAAACTGCCCACTATTCATATCATCAAAGAATGCAAGGATCTCTTCCTGAGGAACGTCTTTACATTCATAGACCTGATTAGGATCTTGAATAGTTTTCACACATGCTGCTGCCATCTGAAAAACTTCTTCCACACCAATGTTTTGATCGGTGAAGTTTAATTTCACAAACATATCCAGACTTGGATATCCCATTTCAACAGCGCACTCATCAGTTAGTTGAACAGTAGATTTGTGTCCCCTAGTTTTCTTGACTTTGATCTGATCAAGAGGAATCTTGACCTTGACCTGAGTGTCTTCGTCATCAGGGCAGTTGACTAATACTTCAACTTCTTCTCCTACAGACTTTGTTCTAATCTGTAGAAACAAATACTCAATATCAAAGGTTGCTAAATCATCTACAGAATCTAGATCTGTAC